AAAAAATTATCCATCTCTATTCACCTCCGCCATACAGCGTTCAAATGCCGTCTTTAATTCCTCCACGGGCATACTGTTAGATTTATACCCGCATTCTATTCCTCCGTAATAATACTCTGTCGGTGTCTGCATCTTTTGACAGTATTTATCGTCCATAACATAGAACATCGCTTCAATCGTATCTTCGCCGTTATCAATTTCCACCGAAATATTCTGCTTGATATAAAAGCTCGGATAACCCTCATAATGGTCAAGTGTCTTTTCGCACTGTTCTGTAATAACCCAAAGCAGAACAGGCACTCGGTCTCCCTCAGATTTTTCAATGTTGGCAAAGCCTCCGCTCCTGAATGTGAGCCGATAGCCGTTTATGTACCCCACCTTGTACACTTCAGCATGCGGACATCTATACGCCATCTGTTCCAAATTAATGTTTGAGCCGTATGCTCCGTAGATTTTTGTTTTCATAATATTTCGTCCTTTCTGAGCGGTTGATTTTTGTAATACCGCTTCTACTGCCATAAGGA